GAAAATCGATATAGGGAGTATAAAAACAGATATAAAAAATCAAAAGGAAAACTGTACTAAAATAACATCTAATTTTGAAAAACAGATTGTAGATAATAGGAATAAGATATTCAGTATGAAGGGTAAGGGGAAGTGAAATTAACATCGAAACAATCGTTATTCTGTGAGGAATATCTTGTAGATTTAAACGCTACTAAAGCGGCCGAAAGGTCTAAATATAGCAAAAAAACGGCTTATTCCATAGGCCAAGAAAACTTGAAAAAACCTGAAATTCAAAAGAGAATTATAGAGCTTATGAATAAAAGAGCCAAGAGAACCGAAGTTACACAAGACAGGGTATTGTTAGAATTAGCGATGATTGCGTTTTCCGATTTAAAGAATTATATCGACATAAACAAAGATACTGGGACTATAATGACTAAAAGCTTTGATGAGATACCAAAAGAAGAAAGCCGAGTTATTAAAGCTATAAAAGAGAATAGAATTATTAAAGAAAACGCCGATGGAAGCCAAGTTACTGTTTATGATAAGTTTGAATTTAAATTACACGATAAACTAAAAGCTCTTGAAATGATAGGGCGGCATTTAGGAATGTTTATAGACAAGGTTGATGTAGGCGATAATCTCAAAGATATATTAATAAAGCGCATCATTTCGGATAAGAGGCCGGAAGGATAATGCAAGCAGAAGCAAGAAACAGCCTTGAGCTTCCGATCTATTACCACACTAATCAAAAGAAGATATTTTTTGAAAGCAGAAGCAAGAAACAGCCTTGAGCTTCCGATCTATTACCACACTAATCAAAAGAAGATATTTTTTGATTCTAAAGCTAAAAAGAAAGTTATCGCAAAGGGACGGAGGTTTGGCTTAACTCATGGATATGCAAATAGAGCAATTGAATATTTATTAGATGGTATATCGCCGGGGCTTTGGGTCGATACGGTAAATGGTAATATTGATAAATATGTTGAGCGCTATTTCTACCCTATATTAAAACAGCTTCCGCAAAAATACTGGAAATGGCGACAGCAGAAAAAAGAGCTTGAGATATGCGGACATAAATTAGACATGAGAAGCGCAGATAGACCGGAGCTTATTGAGGGGTTTGCTTATAAATTTATTATGCTAAATGAGGCTGGCATTATTCTTAGAAAAGAATATTTATATTATAATTCTATTCTTCCAATGACACTGGATTTTAATCCTGATTTCTATATCGGAGGAACGCCAAAGGGAAAAGGCTTGTTTCACGAGCTTGCTTTAAAGGCTGCTGATCCTGAGAAAAAGGATCAGGAATTTTTTAGGTTTTCATCTTATGATAATCCGTATTTACCAGAAGATCAGAAACAAAAGCTTATAAATGAGATTCCAAGATCAATTCAAGCACAAGAGATATATGGAGAATTTTTAGAGGACTCATCAACTGTATTTAGAAATATTGATAAATGTGCTATAAGTGGATTTCAAGAACCAGAAAAAAACAAAAAATATATCTTGGGAGTAGACTTGGCGAGGTTACAAGATTATACGATAATAACCGTTATGGATAATGATGGGAATCAAGTTTATATCGATAGGTTTAATGAAATTGATTGGAAAATACAGCGTGAGAGAATTGAATTTATAGCTCGAAAATATAACAACGCCCAAACATGGCTTGATGCTACGGGGGTTGGAGACCCAATCTATCAGGATTTAGTTGATATGGGGTTAGATATACAGCCTTATAAATTTACTAATGAGAGTAAAAAACAACTCATTCAGACCCTTATGCTTTCTCTTGAACAAGAGAAAATAAAAATATTAAGAAAAGATTTGGCACCCATTCAATATAATGAAATGGTTATATTCGAATATGAAATGACTTCATCTGGACTTATAAAATATCAAGCCCCAGAAGGTTATCATGATGATTGCGTTATTGGACTAGCTTTAGCAAATATGGGATTTCAAAGTCAAATAAATAGTGGCCCCGGCGAGGTTTATCATAGAGGGCAGGAGAGGGCGGAAAAAACTCCAATGATATTAGATGATATCGAGCTGGTTGAAAAGACAAGGCAGCTTATAGATAAACATGGATATGCTGCGCTTGGAGTGTTTGCCTATTCAATCTCAATGCCGGAGGAGGTTTTACGGCAAAGATTAATAAAGCTAGGATTTAATGAGCACAAAAGAAATCGTTTTATATATGGTGATAACTTTAAAATGCCTGCAAAGCCTGAAGAGAAGCCGGAGATAAAGCGAATACAGGAAGAGCGGGAGGGGTGGATAGTATAATGACAATAACAGATAAAGATAAATCAAAAGAATATAGCGAATGTTGGGTTGTAACCTCTAAAGGTGTATTTTCCCCTAATCAGATATTTGCAAAGGAAAAGAAGGATGAGAAAAAAGGGGTTAAAAAAGCAAAGGATGTTAAGAGCAAACAGATAACAGATAAAGACTATCTTGACCAGAGCGGCTTGATACCATTACCATTTGAGGTAGCATCATTGCTTAAGCTTCAGGATAATTGCTCATATTTCGACGCTTGCGTTAAGCAGATCGCAAAGGATGTTATAGGTCAAGGTTGGACTATACAGCCAATTGATGGTGATAAAGAAAATGAAGCCGAAAGACAAAAAATTGAAGAGTTTATAGCTGAATCTGGTGGCGACAGAGACGAAACATTTGAAGATACGCTTGAAAGGAGTATTATTGATTGGGGCGTTATAGGCTGGTGGGGCTGGGAGATATCAAGGGATGGAGATGAGGTTAATGGTATGTGGCACGTGCCGGCTCAGACAATCCGAGTGCATGAGTCGCATGATAAATATTGTCAAATCAGAAATAATAAAAAAGTTTGGTTTAAACGATTCGGATTAGATGAGAATATTAATATTAAAGATGGCGAATTATTGAAAGAATCTGATTCTGATAAGCAAGTAAATGAAATGATATTTTATCGAAACTATTACACGGGAAGCGATTATTATGGCGCTCCGAATATCCTACCATCAGTCGGATCTGTTTTGGGGCTTATTGCTGTACGTGATTATAATCTGGCATTCTTTGAGAATTATGGAGTTCCTGCGGCCATTGTTTATTTGACTGGCAAATGGGATAAGAAGGCTGGGAAGCAAATATCAAACTTTCTTGATGTTGAGATTAAGCGCACTGAGAATGCACATAAAACAATTGTTATGCACTCACCCGAAGGCGGGTCAATGGAATGGATTCCGTTGGATATGAAACAGAGCAAGAAGGACGGCGCCTTTGAATGGTATAAAAAAAGCTCAAGCGAGGAGGTACTGGTTGCCTACAAAATGCCGCCTTATCGGATAGGGATTGCAGAGCAGGGATCATTGGGGGGTTCGATTGCACCGGAAGCTACGAAAATATATATAAGCTCGGTTGTGAATCCACTTGAAAATGTTGTTAATCGCTTGGTTACTAATAAAATCATACATGAAGGGCTGGGTTGCGAAAGCTATAAATTCGTGTTAAATGGAGTTGACCTGCGAGATAAGGACGCAGAGGTTAAGCGGCAGCAAGCTTTATTTTCTATGGGAGGCATAACTCCGAATCAAATCAGGCAACTACAAGGGAAAGAGCCCTATGGCCCGGAAGGCGATCAATATTTCGTCTCATCCTCATATATTCCGATAGGTGAGGAAGCGGTTGAGAAGCGGGAGGGTGCTATGATAGCTGAGCTTGAAGGGTTGAAGGTAAAGATTGATGAGGTGCTGGAGAAGAAATGAAAGATAAATCATACACCTCGAAGGAATTGCTAAAATTATATAAAGAATATGATAAAGAGGGTTGGGCTAAATGTTCGTCTTATAAGGGGTTGCATGAGGGCGGTCATTTTACAATATATAATTTCCTAAATTGGTTAAAGGAAAAAGAGGAGAAATAAATGCCCGAATCTTATAGATGTAAATGTGGCAATGATAGCTGGATAATTTTATTCAGTGATCTAAGTGGAATCATTAAGTGTACTAAATGTGGGAAAGAATATGAATTTGATTACGTTGGGGGTTCAATTTCTTACAATCTTCCTACATCGAAAAGCTTTAATTTAAAGAAGGAGGGATAAATGATAATTAGAATAAGTGATGATGAGTCAATAATCCTAGAAAATTTAATATTTAACAATATTCATAAGGGGAGAGTTGATCTACGAGATTTATCTTTGCATCTTGAAAATGGACATCTTTTTATTATCATGAATGGTGGTGGAAATTTAAAAGTTAAAGAGTGGGAATATATACCGGGCCGGCCACTTAAAGAAAGCAGGGAATTGTCAATTAAAAGAAAGCATGTAGAATTTAAAGGAATTTGCATAGATTTGAATTTAGATAAAAATGTAAATAATAAGATTAAGGAAAAATAAATGGATGAACACTGTTGCGATAGAATGAAATATTTTGTAAATAAAAAGATCATCGAGGTTGATAAGGGTGATTATTATCTTGTCTGGAATGATTGGCATGAAGTGAAGGTTGAGAACCAGAGAGATCGCAATGAACAATTATATTATTGCCCGTTTTGTGGGGCAAAATTAGGAGATAAATAAATGAAAGTAGCAGGAATTAATGGCAAAAAGGCCGGATATAGTTTTGGCACAATAGCTGATATAGAAATTGCAATTAATTTATGGATAAGAAAGAATCAAGATAAAACAATTATTGATATTAAAATTATACCCTTTGGAGAACATTTTGATGCATTGATTTTATATAATAAAATATGCACCAAGGCTGAATATTTAAAGGGGGATAAATAAATGGCGTTATTAATATTTCTAAAACAGCCGGATAGAGCAATAGCGGTTGAGGGTAACAATGAAACTTTAGTTAAAGAATTAGAACCATTATTTAATGAGCAATCTGCTTTTTTACTCAAAACAATCAAAGGCGATCCGGTGCTAATTCCCACGGATAATATTTCATATATTGAGGAAATAACTGAAAAGGAAATGAAAAGACGGAAAGAAGCGTTTGAGAAGAAACAAAAACAGCAGCAGCAACAGCAAGGGAAATTAACAATCCCGACTATGAGCTTTCCTAAAAACAGGAATTAAACACATGCTACAATCATTATCCAAGTCGATCAGCGTATCATTGAAAAAACTTGGACGTAAGCCTAAAGCAGTGAGGAATATGCGCCGGCTTATTACACTTAACGAAAGGAAGCTCCGGCCTAAAGTAGATGAATGGATGAAGCTGATGATTAAAGATATTCAGCGGGGATTGTCAAAGCTTAAATCAAAGAATAGCAAACTTGCTGATTGGAAGGAAATCGAGGAGACTGGCAATCTGATTTTAAAGCCTGTGATTCTATCTATACTCGGAGAAGGTGGGAAGGCCGTAGTTGACCGGAAGATAATGAAACAGGATCGATTTGATGAGATAGGCACAAGCGCTGTTAAATGGGCTGAAAAACATACGGCGGCTTTAGTGGTTGAGGTAACAACAGAAACGCAAAAGGCTATAAAAGCATTTATAGTTGAGGCTGTTAAAAAAGGGCAATCAATTCCTGCGGTTGCAAGACAGCTCAGGCCGCTTGTAGGGCTTACAACAAGACAAATAATGGCGGTTGCTAATTATGAGGAATGGCTTATAGTTAACCGCCCTGAATATACAGTTAAAGTAATCCGGGAAATGGCAGAGGTCAAGGCAAGGCGGTTTCATCGTTATCGGACAAAGCTTATTGCAAGAACCGAAACAAGGCGTTCACTTAATGAGGGGATTTTCCAGGGATATGAACAAATGGGAATAAAAAAAATGGAAGGCGTTTCGGGTGCCAGTGCTTGTGATTGGTGTATGGAAAATATAAATGGACGAGTAGTTAGCGTTGATGAAGCTAGGTCAATAGATGGGGAAGCTCATCCGGGTTGTGAATGTGCCTGGGTTGCAGCATAGAGGATAAGCATATGAGTGAAATTAAAAAATGCCCCAGATGCGGGGCAGATATAAAAAAGAAAGTAACCTGCTGCCGGATTATACTGAGCTGTACTAAATGCCGGTGGAAGGAAATATTAAGAAAGAAAAAATGATGGGGGCTTAAAATGCGCATAGAAAATATAAATAAAGACAACCTTAAAAAAGAACCGGATAAAGAGCTATTCAACCTGCGAATGCGATTCTCCCAGATATTCAAGAAGTTTTATAAAACTAATCTATTTAAAAAGAGTGATTTTAACTTCCTGGATAGAAAGGATTTTCTAAACCGCTATAAACTGCTTAATCGGGAGATAACGTGCCGGCGGCTCAAAGTTAATAAAAGCAATGAGCTTGATAGGGTAATATTCAGCAAAGAGATGACTGGAGTGGATGTTAGGAGCTTGCCTGAAATGCCTTTTATGAATGATTATATCTCTATAAATGGAACATTTCTTAAAAGCCCTAAAGAGCAAGGCTCGTTTAGTATTTATATTAAGGAAATGGAAAATAAAAGAACCGTTGAGGTTTCGGAAATAATAAGACAGACACTTGAGGAAGAGCTGGGAAAGGATTCTATAGTAACAAAATCAGCAGAGGATATACCGGAAGATTGCATTCCCTTATATGATTTAATATTAAAACCTATCGATAATTCCAAGCCCAGGAAAGAGGAAAAGCCCATAATAAAAACTGACCAATGGGGGCAGCCAAAGAAAGATGAGGAAGAGAAGGAAATTAAAATAGAAGATATTGATAAAGCAGATAAGATTGATATAACTAAACCCTATCCCTCGGAGCATTCTGCCAGACTTCAATTGCCTAGCAGGTATGACAATTTCAGACGAACAAAGGGGGGTAAGATATATTTCAAAACAGTTATCCCCACTGCCATTGGTATCATCTGGGGACACCCGAAAGGGAAAGCACCCGCAACCTGGGTACCCCAGGCTTTACGATTTCCTAAGGATAAATATACGGTTGCACAGGCTAAAAAGTTTCTAACAGATAATAAGATTAAATATATTAAGTTTGAGCCGGCAAAGAAAGAGGCGAAAAAGAAGAAAGAGGAGAAGCAGAAATACAGCTGCGAGTGTATCGAGTGCGGCCATAAGCTGACTACGGATAGCCACTGCAAAGATGTCAAATGTCCTAAATGCGGGGGAACAATGAGGAGGGCTGAGAGGCCGGGGGTTGGGGAAATAAGCAAGATAACATTGAAAATATTAAAATCTGATGAGAAGGAATATATTGCCGGCGGAATTGTAACGGCTTGTGAAAAAACAGACTCCCAGGGTGACATCGTTTCAAAAGAAGAGATATGGAAGGGCATGAAAAGCTGGATGTTAAATGGCGGCAAGGTAAAATTGATGCACAAGGGGAAAGAATTAGACATTCCTGTTATTGAGAACTTTCAAGCGGATGTAAAGACTTACAAGGGCGGAACCGGTGAAGATAATGCTATAAATAAAGGTGATTGGTACATTTCTCTTTATCTAGGCAAGTCGAAAGGGACTAAAGAAATATTTGAGAAAATGGCAAATGGTGAACTTAATTCATTTTCAATGGCTGGCAATGCAGCTTCAAAAGATGTTTAAAATATAGATTTTATCTTGACTTTTAGAGCATTTAGATTTATTATATTTATAGAGTGAGTCGATAAATGATAAATCAAAATGCTTCCCCTGTTATCCAACCAAACCTTCCTTTTGACTCACTCTCTCAAGGTAAGGGGCAGGGGAAGCTTTATAAAAATAAAGATTGGCTTTATCAACAATATATAATTAAAGAAAATTCATTAAGCGAAATTGGATTGATGTGTAAAGCTAGTCAAGCGACTATTAGGAATTGGTTATTGAAGTACAATATAGAATTAAGATCATGCAAAGAAAGTAAAAACACTGCAAAAGCAAGAGCAAGGATTTCTACAAATGCAAAAGAAAATTGGGTTAAACACAGGGAAAAATATAATGCTATTGCCGAGGCACGCAAAAAAAGAAGCAGGATAATTAAAAACTGTAAAAATTGCGGAAAAGAATTTTGGGCATATAAAAGCAAGATTGGAAAACAATATTTTTGTAATAACAAATGTAGATATGAATTTATGAGGGGTAAAAATGCCCCCAAGCCTTTTAGTCAAATAAAGCATAGATGTGAGATATGCAATAAAGAATTTTATGTTTCTAATTATACAGATAAAAAAGGTTTAGGAAGATTTTGTTCTCAATCATGCATGGTAAAATGGCGTTCAAAAATGTGGGACGGGAGAACTCATCCAAGTTATAAGCCAGAATCTCATAAAAAATACGAATGTTCATATTGTGGCAAAACTTTTGAAACTAAAATAGATAAAAGAAGCTATAAAAAACATTATTGCTCAAGGGAATGTAAAGATAAAGCCTTGATTAAAAATGTAACAAAAAAATGTCTTAATTGTGGGGAAAAAGTTATATTAAGGCCATTTGAAATTGAAATTTATAAAAATATGATTTTTTGTTCTAAAAAATGCAGAAGAGAATATAAATTAAAAAATTATCTGATTTTTTTAACTGAAAAAGAAAAAAGATCGTATTTATCAAAAGGTAGAATATTAAAATATTGTAAAATTTGTGGCAAAAAATTTTATATGAAACCATCTGATTTAAAATATAATAGAGGAATATATTGTTCAAAAATTTGTGCTTACATTGGAACAAAAAAGCGTTGGGAAAATAAAGAATTTGCAAAGCGTGTATTAAAAGCACAAAGAAGGGGAGCGGAGATAAGACCCACAAAGCCAGAGAAACTTTTTGATGAAATAACTCATACTAATATTTATTATACAGGAAATGGAGAATTTTGGATTTCTTTTAAAAATGGCAGGCATAAAAATCCTGATTTTAAAGTAGCAGGGCAAAGAAAGGTAATAGAGATTTTTGGGGATTATTGGCATAAGGGAGAAAATCCACAAGATTTAATAAATTTATATAAACAAACAGATTTTAAATGTTTAATATTTTGGGAACATGAGATTTATAATGATTTAGATAACGTATTAAAAAGGGTAGATAATTTTATTAGCACTTGACAATCAAGGTATTTTCATTTAGATTATAAGTAACAATTTGATTAAAGCCTGAAGCTGGAAGTCGAAACCTTCAGGGTTTGCGAACGTTTTTAAAGGCGTTCAAGGCTTGTTTATGCAAATGAGTCTTGGACGCCTTTTTTTTATTTAAGGGGGTTCAAAAGAATTAAAATATTTTGGAGGCTTTGATATGGCAAAACGTCGCTTGTATGATTTGGATATCAGCGAAGTGAGTATTGTAGATTTTGGAGCTAACAAAAAGAAAAAATACAATTTTTTGAAGAGGAGTAATAAAATGAAAGAATTACTTGAAGTATTAAAAAAGATATTGGGCGATGAGGAAATTAATGACGAATCTGTCGAGAAGATTAAGGGGCTTCCTGAAGATAATGTCGAAAGTCTCAGGAAGGCACTTGATGAAATAGAAGGTTTTCAAGAGAATTTTCCGCCCGCACTTGACGAAGCATTCTTATCGCTTGCTAAAAGTGCAACCTATGATTATCCCGTCAAAGAATCTGAGCTTGATTTTGAGGACGTTGAAAAGGCCGGGGCTTCTCTATCGAAGGCAACCGTGGCACAGCTCAAAAAGATTCAGGAGATAATCGAAAAGCTTATAGGTGAAAAGACTAAGAAGCTCAAAAAGAAAGATGGCGAAGAGATAGAAATTCCAGAAGAGATTCAGAAACGTCTTGATAAGCTGGATAAAATTGAAAAGGAAGCTAAGGAAAAAGCAGAAAAGGAAGCTAAAGAGAAGGCTGAGAAAGAAGAAAAGGAAAAAGCTGAATTGCTGAAAAGGATCGAAAAGCTTGAGAAAAAGAAAGGGACAAAAAAGAGCATCGATGGTCAGGACAATGACGCTGGCGATGAAGATGATGAGGAAGACAAATTCCCATCAATTCCCATAGTGAGCTAAAAAAATATTAATTGGAGGATTAAACAATGAAAGATGCAAAGAAATTGCTCGAAAAGAAAAAAATCGAGAAGTATAACCTGATATCCTTGCCAACTATTGATCTGCCGCCAGAGGAAGCCGATAAGTTTATCGATTGCATAGTTGATGAATCTGTAATGAAAAATTATGCCCGGATAGTTAAAATGAAAAAACCTCAGAAGCGGATAAGACATTTAGGTTTTGGCGATGGTCATTTCCTGTATCCTGCTGAGAATTTCGATGAGAGTGATTATAAAAAACAATGGTCACACAATCTCATTACTTTGACTGCTGTTAAATTCAGAGGCTGCGCTCCTGTTTATGATGATGATCTTGAGGAAGGGCTTGAAGGGGCTGCTTATAAGAATCACCTAATGTCAATAATTGCAAGGCAAACTGCTAATGAGTTGGAATATGCCGCCTATATGGGCGATACGCATAATTACAATACCTGGTGTGATGATCGGATTGAGAGCAAACTGGACGGCTGGCGTTATATTATAAATAACAGCCAGGTCGGGGATACTTATTATAATTCAGTCTGCGGGGCTGCTCATATCAAGAGCGCCTGTTTATGCGAGAGTGGGGATGATTGCGCAAGTGGAGATGAGGATCCAAGTGCTCATTTTGAATTAGCAGGGATGATTGCTGAACAGCACACAAGCGCACCATATAATCTGGAGATTAAATATGGACAGATGCTAAAGAATATGCCCTCAAAGTACAAGGCAAACACAGGGCTGAAGAATATGGTATTCCTAAACTCTGATCTAGTAACTCAGGATTATTTAATGGCTTTAGAAGCCAGGGGAACAGCTCTTGGAGATAGGGCAATCACAGATGGTGATATAACTAAGTATCATAAAGTTCCTATTATCGATGTCCCGCTTATGCCTACTGCCCTGGGAACCGCTCCTGATTATGGTATAGTTGGGGCTGGTGAATATACGGATGCTATATTGACTCCGAAAAATAACTTGATTATCGGAATCCAGAAGGATATTAAAATTGAACCTCAGAGAAGTGCTGCTGATGAATGCACGTATTATTTCTATACCATGAAAATTGCAGTTCAAATTGAAAATGTTAATGCTATTGTATTCCTGAAATGCCTGGAGCATAAATGTTAGCAATCGTTACTAATTTTGGAAGACCTAGGGTTTTTCCTTGTAGCCAAGGTAATCTCTGGTTAAATATGCTGGCGCCCAT